AGAACCCTTCGATACTACTGGGTTCCCCTTCTGGCAGGACGATGAAGCACCCGAAGAACCCACTGATAAGACCATTGCTGATGCAGCAGAGTCACTTGCACAGGGTAAAATCGTTGGTTGGTACCAAGGACGTGGTGAAATAGGTCCAAGAGCACTAGGACACCGTTCTATCCTTGTAAACCCCAGATTACCGAACGCTAAGAACCATTTGAACAAACAGGTCAAGCATAGAGAACACTTCCGACCCTTCGGTGCTGCGGTACTACTGGAAGATACACAACAATACTTCGATTTTAAGGGTAAGAGTCCATATATGAACACATGTGCATACGTTCACGACGAAGAATTGTTGTCTGTGACACATGTGGATGGCAGCAGTCGCATACAAACAGTGGAGGGTGATGATTGTTTTGCTAAGTTGCTTCGTAAGTACAAAGAACTGACAGGTGACTCTGTTTTACTCAATACATCACTGAATATGGGTGGTAAACCAATAGCATCTAAGATGTGGGAAGCAAAAGAATTATTCTCTAAGAAGGGAATAGAAGATATGTATATCGGAAATGATAAATTGTCTAAATAAAGGTGCATACGATATGCATTTATGGCAGAAGTAAAGGAAAAACCAAAAGGTATCATCGGCAAACTAAAAGAGAAGGTTGATGACAAAGAGGAACAACTAGCATACCTAGCGACTCTTATAAGAGTGATAGTTCTAGTGTGGTCGGCAGGAATATTGACGTTAAACTACGTTAAAATACCAGGTTATGATGCAGGAGAAAAGATTGATCCAACTTTCATAGCTTCGGTCTTCACAGGAACACTAGCTACTTTTGGCGTCCAAGCGGGAGGTAAGAAAAAGAATGGTGATGGTAGTGGTAGTGCCAACATATCTAAAAAAGATATGGAATTCCTTATCGCTAAGGCATCAGAGACTGCTCCTGCACAAACTATCAGGATTGAATCAGGTCCTGTAAAAATAGTCCCAGATACAAAGTAAAATTATGCAAAAACTTGTTAATGCTATCGCCATTTTTGGTGGTGTGGTGTCACTTTCAGTCGTAGGACTGGGTGGATATGTATTCATCCGTAAGGATGCAATCATTGAAGATATTAAAACAAAAGTAACAGGAGCAGCACTCGGTGCAGTGACTGGTTCGTTACCTGACATGGTTCCAGACGCTCTACCTGACTTCTCTGGACCCGCTTTACCGATCAAATGAAGAGCAGGAACATACTTATAGCGACAGTGGGTGGTCTGGTAGGACTCTCACATATAGGTATGATTGCACTCCTCGTATCACGAGTTGGAGTTAAAGACCAGATACCACTTATCAGTCCACCAGTAGGACCATATACATCATATGCTATATCAGCATCTAAGGATGGGTATAAGGTAAGTTATCAAGCAAATGACCCTAAAACTATGGTCAAGAGCACATCAACTAAGGTCAAAGGTCTAACAAAGAAAACAGAAACTACTGTTGTAGATGAGTATACAATGGATGGTAAGACCCATTTAGGTGTACTAGGCATGGCAGAGGCAAATGCACTCAACGTAGCATGCATCAAGGCAGAAGGTGGTGGTGAACAGACAGGCAAGGTAGTAGGTGCTGCTGTTGGTACTGCTGCTGGTGCAAAGGTAGTTGCTGTACCATTTGTAGGTCCAGTTCTAGGAGGTCTTGTAGCACTAGGTGCTGCTGATAAAGGTGCCGACATAGGTGGTCAGATAGCGACTGAATGGAGTGAAGCGTGTGACCCTGATACAACCGATTAATATAAACGATGTCAATATATTTGACATAACATTGCCCCCGATCACGCAAAGATATAGCGTGACACCAGGGGCATTGCCATTTTATAACCCAGTAACGGTACCAGTTGGTGTACCTTTGATTCTGATGCCTGGATGTGTAGAAGCACACCCAGAAAGTAAACCACAGAACCCAAATGATAACTTAGTCAAGGATGATGAGGACGGAGCAAAGGTATATTGTGATGCTGGTATGCCATCCTTTGATGCGATGGACTATACACCAGAGAATTTAATAATAACGAGAGAAATAGAGACACCTGTGGTAGAAGCACCACCCGCACCAGAGACACCAGAAGTAGAAGCACCAGATATACCACCCACAAACGAAGAACTTCCCTGCCCTGGACCAAATGCACCTAGAATAGGTGACATAGCACAGAACAAGGAAGAGAAAGTATCAGGTTTTGAAAAACAGATTGACCCTGTAACTAATAAGGAAATCTGTGTGATATTGTATGAGGATATACCACCATTAGAAGCACTATTACCAGACGTTCAGACAGTGAGTACCACCGCAGTTATAGCAACAGTTGCTACGGGATCTGCACTCCTAGCGAAACCTCTTGCAGACCTGTTGATGAGGACTTTTCGCCCCGCCATAAAGAAGGGATTGACCACTTTCCAAACCAAGGTTTTGAAGAAGAAACCGAGGCAGTTAAGTCGCTCTGAGATCCAGACGAATCAGTATCGGAAAAAGAAAGGTTTAGATCCTTTTTCTCCTCCGAAGAAGAGGGGTTAAGTTGATGGACGTGTGGTTTCACTACATGTACACCTTCCACAACGACATCAGCACATATCTTATGATACGGTGAGTTTTTGTGGAACCGAATTCCTTCCTTGTAGAGTTCACCACAGTTTTTTAATCTTGCTATCTCAAAGTCTAATCTTTTATTGGCGATGTTTTGTGTTTGTAATGCTATCTGTGTCTCTACTGCTAGTTTACACTGCTCTTGTGCCTTTTTATCTAATGGTATTGACCATGTTGCAGACACACCAACAGATGCGTTCAGTTGATCCTTCTGACCTGTACGAGTAGGCATGTAATATAAAATATTCCCTGGATTGTCGATCTGACCGTCATCATCAGCGTCATGTATGTCGTACACTGGGTCATTCCAATACGCTTCGTATGGTTTTTGTCCAGAAATTGATCCAGTGACGTAGGGAGTTATGTTGAGGGTACTACCTTGACACTGGATACCATTACCATATGTGTTTGTTATATACGGTCCTTGTAAAACTTGAATAGCTTGATTGGTCACTGACCCACTGCTATTAGCGATGGGTGATGCAGTAGCACTAACACCACCAACAGTTTCAGCACGAACACTAGGCATAAACCCAGTGATAGCAAGGGATATCCCTATTGCTGAAAGATACTGGTTGTGTCTGTGACGCTTTGGATAGTGGTGGTTCGATTTATCACGGTGTGATTCGACAACCCTGGTCCGCTGTATGTCTCTGTGAATTGGAAGTTCGCACCTGGCGTTGTCTGTGTAAACGTCGGTTTTGTATCCACTCCTGTCCATGTTGAAGCAACTCCTTCAATAGTTACATTATTAGTTGTAGTTGTTGGTGATAGATTACCAGATGCTGTAACACCAGTGCCTGTTGCGGTCCACTGGTACCCAGTATTATAATCCATCGAATTTATAGTCTCAGTGACTGTCGTAGTCGTCTCAGTGTGAGACGTCATACTACCTTGGGTGAAATTAGGCACCACAGGCACTGCAAACACTGGGTTTACGCCCATGGCAAAGCATATAAGAAGTAGTTTTATGTTACTCCTCATATGTCTCACCTATCTCACTGTTAGTTCGCTGACCACCTGTCCAGTCGCTTGTGTACCAGCACCACCAGCAGTTATTGCAATGGTTCCTGATGTATCGATTGTACCCGCTAGACTACCCGCTGACCCTGCTGCTGTTGATACTTGACTGGAAAAGTTTCCAACCTCACCAACAGTCGGTGCACTACCTGATATAGCATCACCTTGGGTGAATGACTGAGTAAAGCTCCAACTCTCCCCTGCTGTTGCCTGGGTTGCTGATAACGTAGGTATAGAACCAACACCTGATGAGATAGTCATACTACCTATGGATGCTGTTGCACTACCGCCTGTTGGTGTGTACTGTGTGGTCACATTGTTACCACTTACAGAGTACGTCGAACCAATACGCTCAACCTGTGTTGCTGCTGCGTTTACGTTTAACTGAACTGATGAACTTAACTTATGTGTGATGTCTGCATGAGCAGCACCTACACCTAAGAAAGGCATCATACCGAAGAAGATTAATAATCGTTTCATGATTTTTTATACTACCTTCACCCATATTTATACCTAAAATTATTACAGTTTTCCGTACTTGAAAAAACGATACAACTGTACTAAATATAGGTAGTTGCCTTCGGGGACTACAAACAAACTCGCTTACTAAGGAGAACTATGAGAACATTAAACTTCTCGTCCAGAGATATGGACAAGATCTTTGACGCTGCAATGACTTACAGCGTTGGATTTGAAGATCTATTCAACAGGATGCATTCATCGGCATCAATCCACACATCTTACCCACCATATAACATAGTCAAAGAGACTGAATCAGAGTGGAGAATCGAGATGGCACTAGCAGGATGGTCTAAGGATGATATAGAGATTAGTACAGAAACTAACGTCCTAACCATTAAGTCTAAGGCAGAACAGGAATCAGATGGAGACTTTATTCATCGTGGAGTTGCCAAGAGGTCATTCACTAAGACATTTAACATCGCAGATGATGTAGAAATAGGTGACATCACATACGAAAACGGACTATTGAACATCAAACTTACTAAGATAGTTCCAGAGAGTCAGAAACGAAAAGTCTATGACATAAAGTAGTCTATATAATAGACAACCGAAGAGACCCCCAGTGGTCTCTTTTCTATTGGAGAATTTTATGAACATGTATGTCAATCTGTGTCCTGCATATACACAGAAGAGTGACTCAGTAACTATGGACGTTCCACCTGACATGACGGAACACTTTATGCAGTATGTGTATACCTTATCTGACGAAAAGAACATATCCGCTAGACGAGCGTTCAATGATATGCTAAGATATACATTTGACACCCTTATGGAGAAAGATTATGAGCGCAAGAGTCGTAAGAATGATAAACGGAGAAGACGTAATCGCTGACGTCAAGGAAGTTCGTGAATCTAACGACGGTCCTGCACTTGCTTATAAACTTACGCAACCATATACCGTTACAATTCAACAACCTCCCGAGGTTACGTTTGAAACTGATGCAGAAACAGCGATAACAGACTTCACACAGTTAGATGTAGAGTTCACAGTTTATGTACCCTTCTCAGCAGAGGAGCACATCTTCTTACCTCTCCCATCTGTGATGTTTATCTACAAACCATCAGATAATCTCGTAGAAAAGTACAATCAATTACTAGATCATGGTAAAACTAATCCTGCTTAAAGCAGACATCAATAAGTATCTTATTGGAAAGATAACAGAACTAGATGAGGAACCATCGTTACTCATAGAGAATGTTTATCAAGTCAGAGACGAGAAAGACATCGTGAAGTACCCTCAGTTTACAGATCAACGTGATTTGTTCTTGACTTCTGATGTAGTCTTTACTATAATAGATCCATCCAGCACTTTATTGGCAACTTATGTTACCAGTACAGGTGATATTAAAGCAGCAAACACCAACAATTAATGAATTTCTACACTGACGTGTTACTCCTTGGTGATGATATCCTCTATCGAGGGTATGAAGATGGGAGGCAAGTTCAGTATCGTGAGAAGTCACGTCCTACATTATATTTTGTACCAAGAGAACAATCTAAGAAGTCAAGTTGGAAAACACTTGACGGTAGATACGCACACCCAAAGAAATTTGATGGTGCTCGTGAAGCAAGAGGGTTCATTGACAAGTATAAGAATGTAGATGGACTAGAAGTTCATGGGTATGATAGATTTGCATACCAATTCATCGCACAGAAGTTCCCTAACACAGTGGAATTTGATATGGATGTGATGAAGATATATGCTATTGATATCGAGGTTGCATGTGACAATGGATTCCCCTCAGTAGAAGCATGTGCTGAGGAAATGCTGTGTATTACTATCAAAGACATTATGTCTAAGAAGGTAATTACATGGGGAACTAGGGAGTTCATACCAAATGGTACTGAGTATCGTACGTTCTGGACTGAACAAGCGATGCTAGAAGATTTCCATACATGGTGGTGTGAAAATACACCTGACGTTATTACTGGATGGAACTGTCAACTGTATGATATTCCATACTTATGTCGTAGATTGGACAGAGTGCTAGGAGAGAAGTGGAAGAAGTCACTTTCACCGTGGAACGGTGTTCTTGAACGTGAAGTCTTCATTAAGGGTCGTAAACAAATTGCTTATGACCTTCGTGGCATTGCTACACTTGATTATTATGATCTCTATCAGAAGTTTACATACTCAGCGAAGGAATCCTATCGCTTAGATCACATTGCATTTGTTGAACTAGGTGAGAAGAAACTTGATCACTCTGAGTTTGAGAACTTTAAAGCATTCTATTCCCAGAACTGGCAGAAGTTTGTCGAGTATAATATAAAGGACGTTGAACTTGTTGACCGTCTGGAAGACAAGATGAAACTCATTGAGTTGGCATTGACTTTATCTTATGATGCTAAGGTTAATCTTACTGATGTATATTCACAGGTTCGTATGTGGGATACTCTCATATACAACGATCTATCTAAGAGAAACATTGTAGTTCCTCCCAAGGTAGATACACAGAAGAATGACCAGTATGCGGGTGCATACGTCAAAGAACCTGTGCCTGGGATGTATGACTGGGTGGTCTCTTTTGACCTTAACAGTCTGTATCCACATTTAATAATGCAGTACAACATTTCTCCCGAGACGTTAGCAGAAAGAAAACACCCAACGGTTAGTATCGAGGCTATACTTCAAGAGGATGTAAACCTTGATGGTGACTATGCTGTATGTGCCAATGGTGCACAGTATAGAAAAGACGTCCATGGGTTCTTACCAGAGATGATGCAAAGGATCTACGATGAACGTAAGATCTACAAAAAGAAAATGCTTAGAGCGAAACAAGAGTATGAAACAAAACCTACCACGTCACTTGAAAAAGATATCGCACGATTCAATAACATTCAGATGGCACGAAAGATTCAACTCAACAGTGCCTATGGTGCAATCGGAAACCAATACTTCCGATACTACAATTTGGCAAACGCTGAGGCAATCACACTCTCTGGTCAGGTTGCGATTCGTTGGGTTGCCGACAAAGTAAATGCATATCTTGGTAAAATATTAAAGACAAATGATGATTATGTTATTGCTAGTGATACTGATAGTATCTACCTCCATCTGGGTCCTCTGGTGGAACGTGTATACGAGGGCAGAGAAAAGACTAATGAAGGCATTGTTGGGTTCCTTAACAAGGTCTGTGAAGTGGAACTTGAACCTTTTATTTCGCGTACTTACGAAAAACTGGCACGGTACACTAACGCTTACGAACAGAAAATGATCATGAAGAGGGAGACCATCGCTGATCGTGGTGTATGGACTGCCAAGAAGAGATATATCCTCAACGCATGGGACATTGAGGGTGTAAGATTTTCTGAACCTAAGTTAAAGATCAACGGTATCGAAGCAGTCAAGTCATCGACTCCTGCACCATGCCGAACTGCTATTAAAGAAGCACTTAAACTGATCATGAGTGGTACAGAAGAAGAAGTTCAGACGTACGTTGCTAAGTTCAGAAAAGAGTTTGAGAAGATGCCTCTCGAAGACGTTGCATTTCCTAGAAGTTGTAACAACATAGGTAAATTTTCGTCTCCAAGAACCATCTATGGTAAGGGTTGCCCCATGCACGTTCGTGGTTCTTTGATGTATAATTATTATGTCAAAAGGATGAAACTAGAACACAAGTATCCTCTGATTCAAGAGGGTGAAAAGATCAAGTTTGTCTATTTACAAATGCCAAACAAAACTGGTGAGAATGTTATGTCATTCTTCCAGACTATGCCAAAGGAATTTGACATACATGGTGCTATCGATTGGGATATGCAATTTGAAAAAGGTTTCCTAAGTCCAGTCAAGTTTGTTCTTGACGTCATAGGTTGGGAAGCAGAAAAACGTAACACATTGGAGTTTTTATTCGCATGAGTTTTCTAAAAGATATCGTAAAAGATATTGGTAATGAGTATGCAGGCATCGTTAGTGACGGTGTATCAGCAGGAGACGTACAGTCTTTTATTGACACAGGAAGTTATGTGTTCAATGCAGTAGTTTCTGGTTCTATCTTTGGTGGTCTACCTTCTAATAAGATCACTGCTATTGCAGGAGAGTCTAGTACAGGTAAGACATTCTTTTGTCTGAGTGTTGTCAAGCATTTCTTAGAGTCAAACCCTGATGCAGGAGTTGTATACTTTGAATCAGAGTCTGCCATCTCTAAGGATATGATTGAGTCCAGAGGTATAGATTCTAACCGTATGATTATAGTTCCTGTGGTCACAGTACAGGAGTTTAGACAACAAGCAATCAAGATTATTGATAAATACTTGGCACAGAAGGAAGAGGAAAGGAAACCTCTAATGTTCTGTCTTGATTCTTTGGGTATGCTTTCTACCTCTAAGGAGGTCGACGATACTGAACAAGGTAAAGACACAAGAGACATGACAAGAGCACAGGTTGTCAAGTCTATCTTCCGAGTTCTGACACTGAAACTAGGTAAAGCAAACGTACCTATGTTAGTTACTAACCACACCTACGACGTGGTTGGATCTTACGTTCCCATGAAAGAAATGGGTGGTGGAAGTGGTCTTAAATATGCAGCAAGCACGATTATCTATCTCTCTAAGTCGAAAGAGAAAGATGGTAAAGAAGTGATTGGTAATATAATCAAATGCGAGACTAAGAAGTCTCGTTTCACAAAGGAGAATGTCAAAATTGAAACACGTTTATTTTATGATGAACGTGGATTGGACAAGTATTACGGACTATTGGAACTGGGTGAGAAACATGGAGTCTTCGAGAGAATCGGGACTCGTTATCGCATTGGTGAATCTAATGTTTTTGCTAAGTCTGTCCTTGCCGATCCTAACAAGTACTTCACAGAAGAAGTAATGGAGAAGTTAGATGAAGCAGCACAAAAAGAATTTACCTATGGATCTTGACAAGTACATCAAAGTATACGATAATGCACTTGATGTAAATCTATGTCGCAATATCTTACATTCAATTAAGAATGTTGAAATGAAGAGGTGGGATCGTGGTGGTCGTCCTCAGTTCAATGAGTTCAACATTACTGATCACGCAGAATCAACTGATCATCCAGACGATATCTGGAACACCATACACAATCAAGTCATCCAAGCAGTCAAAAATGTATCTAACAGATACATGGATGAAGTCGGGTGCCAACAGCAATGGCCATACTCAAATGCTTTGGAACAAGTCAGACTGAAACACTATCAGGTAGATCAGAATGATAGATTTGATGAGCATGCAGACGTGGGAGACCATGCATCTGCTCGTAGATTTCTCGCAATGTTTTTCTACTTAAATGATGTAGAGAAAGGTGGTGAAACAAAGTTCGAGCATCGCTCGATCAAACCAGTTCAAGGTAGATGCCTAGCATTTCCTCCTATGTGGATGTTCCCACACTCAGGAGCAGCACCTATAACTGAGGACAAATACATTATTGGAACCTATTTACATTACGTTTAATGCCAAGCATAGAAACTATTGCGATCAGTAAACTCATTACCAGTGAGGAATACACACGCAAAGTATTACCTTTTATAAAGGAAGATTACTTTGAAACACTGGACATGAAGACACTGTTCGGTGAGATAAATGATTACTTTACAAAGTACGATCAAGTACCTGAGATTAATGCCTTAAAAATTGAGATAGATAAGAGGAAAGATCTTAGTCAGGAAATTGTAACAGAGATTGAAAAGTTTCTTGACGAAAGTATTGACAAACAACAATATAATGATGACTGGTTAGTAGAAACCACAGAGAAGTGGTGTAAAGAACGTGCTATCTATCTTGCTCTAATGGATAGTATTAAGATTGCTGACGGTCAGGATAAGACACGTCAAAAGGATGCCATTCCACACATAATGTCGGAAGCATTAGGCACATGTTTTGATGAAACAGTAGGGCATGATTACATACAGGACGCAGATGAAAGGTACGACTTCTATCACAAAAAAGAAGACAAAATTCCATTCGATCTTGAATACTTCAACAAGATTACAAAAGGTGGTTTACCTAGCAAGACTCTCAATGTCGCACTTGCTGGTACAGGTGTCGGGAAGTCTCTATTCATGTGCCACGTCGCTAGTTCCTGTCTCATGCAGGGGAGGAACGTTCTCTATATTACACTTGAAATGGCAGAAGAGAAAATTGCTGAACGAATTGACAGCAACCTCCTCGATGTCCCGATCAAACAATTAAGTGACCCTCTGTTTACTAAGCAACAGTTTAGAAATAAAGTAGATGTATTGAATAAGAAGACACAAGGTAGGATAGTTATAAAAGAATACCCAACAGCATCAGCACATGTAAATCATTTCAAATCATTATTGAATGAGTTGTCTATGAAGAAGGGATTCCAACCTGACATTGTGTTCATTGATTATCTAAACATCTGTGCGAGTGCTAGATATAAAGGAACTATCGTAAACTCATACACTTTTGTTAAAGCGATTGCAGAAGAACTCCGTGGTCTTGCAGTTGAATGCAATGTACCAATCGTCACTGCTACTCAGACTACTCGTGCGGGTTATGGGAGTAGTGATGTTAGTCTTACTGACACAAGTGAGTCTTTCGGTCTCCCTGCAACTGCTGACCTTATGTTTGCTCTTATTTCTACCGAAGAGTTAGAACAACTAGGACAGATTATGGTCAAGCAGTTGAAGAATAGATATAATGACCCTACCATACACAAACGTTTCATTGTCGGTATTGACAGAGCGAAGATGAGGTTGTATGATTGTGATCAGAAAGCACAAGAGGATATTGTTGATGCAGGGGACACCCTCAAAGATAACTTCCTTGAACTCAAAACTCAAAACAAATTTGACGGTTTTAAAATATGACTAAAAGAGAAGACGTAAACGTCGATTACAATAGTGCTGACAAAGCATCAAAGGCAGCAGAGAATGTCATGAATCACATGCAAGATGTGAAGGAGGGTATGTCTGACAATGCCAAGAAAGTTGCAGAGGACACACCTACCACACCCGAAGAGTTTATTAATAAGAAAGGGTTCACTGCATGGAGAGCAGCAGAGGAGGTCAAGGAGAAACAGAAAGCAAAAGAAGATCAAGAAAAGTTTGCAGTTGACCTAGACAAATACCTTGAATTTTGTGAGAACACATGTAGTAATTTCTCAAAAGATCATGCAGCATATATAAAGAGGTTGAACGATTTGAACGAACTTGGTTGTAACATTTCTCTTCTAGATACTGCTGCTAATGGTCTCTCTGCTGAGGCGGGTGAGTTCATGGAAATAGTTAAGAAGATGAAGTTCCAGGGTAAACCATGGGACGAAGCAAACAAGGAACATCTAATCAAAGAACTAGGTGACATCATGTGGTATGCAGCACAAGCATCAATGGCACTTGGTCAAAGACTAGATGATGTAATCTATGTGAACACACTTAAACTCGCAAAGCGTTATAGTGGTGGAGAGTTCAACGTAAGTGATTCAGAAAACAGGGCACCCGATGACATCTAAACACGGAAAACTAGATCCAGAAGAGAGGGTATTAGATAACCCAATCAACCTTAGAGAGGTCATGCATGATGACGATGATGACGTCAAAGAGGAAATTAACGAAGGTTGGTACCCATTAAAGTCTGACTGATAAATAGTGTCATGGCAACGACACTAACATCAGCAGCAGGATGGCAGAAGTATTCTTGGTATTACAAGGAGGGATTTGCCTGTCAAATAAAGAGAGACTTACCTGTATATAAAAAAGAGAAAGGTAATGAGACTGTAACTCTTCTTAAAAAAGGACACGAGATAACTACAACACCGATACTAACTGGTCAACCATCCAGAGTACATATAACCTTCGCAGAGAACATGAAATCTCTCGAAGGTTTTGTATCGTTAGGACAACTTGGTGCAAAACCAGGTCAGATATTAAAACAGAATCTAAAACCACAAGACTTTGCTATGCCACTGGATAAGAAAGTGTCATTTAACAAGTATTATAATGGTGTGATGTCAGCACTAGGGGAGAGAGAAGATGTTCCCTTGGTTATAAGAGCATATCTAAAAGCATTAGTGAAATATTGTTATGAACATAAGGACCACCAGAATTTAAAGAAGACATACGAGAACCTTATGAACACCAAGTATGCGGGTGTCATCAATGAGATTGAAGCAGACTTCTCTGAGATCATGGCACCTCTATGTGTGCTAGAACGAGGTCAAAGAGAGTTAGAGAAGATGGGATTCAAAGGTTTGACCAAAGCAAACACAATGATATATGTACCCAAGAAAGGTAACGAACCATTGATGGATTTTGCATTGTATGGTAAGGATGGTAGAGAGTATAAGTTTTCAGTTAAGAAAGCAACTGGTGTTACTAACACAGTCAAACCAAAAGATATAATAGAATTGATGGGTGATTTGAAAGGAGCATATAAAGGTGAAGATAATTATGAGATACTAAAAGTATTAGCAGAGAATAGTATCAAACTAGGACCAATCTATGCATTCAAAGAAGCATATAAGAGGTTCCCACAAGTGCAGATGAAACTTAAACAGGCAGGGTTAGACTGGAACATAGAAGGGATGATACCAGACAACGCTGTGCCAGATGTATTAGTGTACCAACCACAGTGGACAAAGGTTATGTCTGTATATTATAATGAAGGTATAGATTACTGGGAACAACCAGACTTTACAGATGGTCCGTTAGGAGTCGTAAGTCTAACTTGTCAGACAGCATTGGAGAAAATGACCAAGGGAGAGAAGTTGTGGAACTATCGTGACATCATTGTTGATGTTGTAATGAAACAAGTATCTTTCTATAAATTCAAACTTAATAAAGGTGACCCTGAGTTCTTTATGTCGAATGATCTATATAATAAAATACCAAACAACGCAAACTTCTACTTGCGTAACAAGTCATCTAAGAGCAGACCATACAGAGAGACAGTTGGAGTACAACCATGAGCAAGAATACACACCTCGAACATTTGGAAGATGATATATTTAATGATGGATATGCTGGTGCACTCAATGGCATCAACTTCTTAAACTCACTTGTAGATATGTTGACCACTGGTAAAGGTGGGAACAACACAAAGGTTACAGTCAAATGGGATGGTGCTCCTGCTGTTATATGTGGCACAGATCCTGAGTCTGATATGTTCTTTGTAGGAACTAAATCTGTATTCAATAAGAATAACCCAAAGATATGTTACTCACATGATGACATTGATTCTTTTTATGATGGTGAGTTGAATGACAAGTTAAAGAAAGCATTTGATCATCTATCACAGTTGAATATCAAGGGTGTGATACAGGGTGACCTTCTCTACACAGAGACACCTCCTGTTGTTACCATGGGTGGTAAGGTATGCTATAAGTTTAAACCTAACACTATCACATACTGTGTAGAGAAGAATACAGAAATGGGAAAGAAGGTTGGACAGTCTGACATAGGTATAGTATTTCATACAAGATACAGTGGCACCACTATCAGCACTATGACAGCAGGATTTGGTGTAGATGTATCAGGTATGCAGAACAACAAACTTGTAGCAGTGTTCTCTTCTGCATTTTCTAATGTAAATGGAGTTGCAAACTTAACACCAACAGAACTATCAAGTGTGAAGAATGATATTAGAATGGCAAAGACTAATCTACTACGCTCTAAGACATTCTTAAATGCAATAGGTGGTGGTACAAAACCATTTAGTTATGCTGCTATGTTCAAGAAGTATATAAACATCTTAGTCAGACAGAATAGTATCCCCGACAGTGCAGAGAAGATGGCAAAGGGTTACATATACTATGTTGATAAAGAATTTGGTAAAGAAATTGAAAAGAAAAAGAGTGAGAAAGGAAAAGAAAAATGGGAAAAACAAAAGAAAGAGAATCTAACTTATCTAAATAGTAACAAGAGTGTCATTTTCTCTGCCCTTACTGGATTCAAACTGTTGATGAAGGCAAAGGTTAAGATTATAAATAAATTGAAGAAGATAGAAGGTGTCGGCACGTTCCTTGAAGACGAGGATGGATACCGAGTTACAAGTCCAGAAGGATTTGTTGCTATCAAAGATGGTTCAGCAGTCAAATTAGTTGACAGACTTGAATTCTCTCGTGCAAACTTTACTGTGGCAAAGAATTGGTCTAAATGAGATTTCGTCAGTTCATCATAGAGGCAGAAACGCCTAAGAAGAAACCCGCATCCTCTGCTAAAAAGCAAGAGGTGCAGGATAAACACGTCGCATTTACCTTTGGACGATTCAATCCTCCTCATGCAGGACATGGTAAGATGATGGACGCAGTAAAATCATATGGTGGAGACTCAGGTAATTACAGAATCTATCCTAGTAGAACGCAAGATAATAAGAAGAACCCACTGTCAGCAGAACAGAAGATAAAGCACATGCGTGCGATGTTCAAAGACCATAAAGACAAGATTCAGAACAGCGAAGCACATAGAAATATATTTGACATCATGAAAGACCTTAACGATGAAGGTCATGAGCATGTAACCATGGTAGTTGGTGACGATAGAGTCAAAGAGTTTGATAAACTTACCAAGAAATACAATGGAGTGCACTATGACTTCAAGAGTATTAATGTTAAGTCTGCTGGTAAACGTGATCCTAAGTCTGAGGATCCTTTGGAGAGACTTAGTGCAAGTGCTTTGCGTAAGCATGCTACAAAGGGAGACTACGATTCATTCCATGCAGGCACTGGTGGGTATAAGAATAGTAAGCAGATGATGGCAGACGTTGCAGCAGGAATGACACCAAAAGAGAAGGCAGCGAAGGCAGCGAAGAAAGCAAAGGCGAAGTTAAGTACAGCAACAGGTACAAAAGAAAAGACAGTCAAGGAAACATGGGAGTTTTCTCCTAAGTTAGCACTAGAAGATTTGAGAGAACACTATATTCAAGGTGAAATATTTGATACTGGTACACTTATAGAGCATGACAACACAGGTATTAGAGGTCACATAGTACACAGAGGAACTAACCATGTCATATTCAAGGACGAGCATGGTGATGAGTTTAAGGCATGGTTGGGAGATATTACAGAGATAGCAATGAAGAATCCTAACAAGGATAAGGGTGTGCCACTAGGACGTAAGAGTAATCCATATGGTAAGCGTGCAGTATTGAAGATGCTTATCAAGTCAGTAGCAGAGAGAGAAAGATCCAAGGCAGGAGTAACAAAGGAAAGTGCAAACATCAACAGGAATGATCAGAGTAATTACAGTGCGGATGATGGGTCAGGTAACGATTGGAAGATAGGAACAGATAAATATAGACAGGCAGTACAGGCGATGACTCCTGGGCAAGCAACCAAGAAGTTTTCTGAGTTCAGAAAGTCTGTCAAATCTAAATAGTAATACCACTTTATCAAACCATGTTAGATATTAAGATAGGATCTGTGTTACTAGGGTACAGTTTGCAAGAGCAAACACAAATCCTAGACTGCGTTTACGGAGGAGAAGATCCAAAGACCAAGCGTATAGAGGACGCAGGCAGAGCAATCGTTGACATCATTATGAATCACGAAGAGATTGTCGAGGGTTATGCAGGATTCCCAGTTGAAAAGAAACTAATCGACAAGAACAAGATCAAGTTCGACAAGGATCGTAACATTGGTAGAGTGATATCACAGGGCGGAGAGTCATTTGTCATTACAGGTATGAAGAATGACGGACGCTATCAAATCATGGGTAAGAAGGGAGAAAAGACTGCTAAGGAACCCAGAGACCTAGGATTAAATTTACAGAGACCAGGTGGTGTGACAGAAGGTATAGATATAGATGCACTACACAACGAAATGGTCGAGAGTTTGAAGCAGGCACGCAAGAACGTCGGTGCAGGCAAGTGTTGGGATGGATACACAGCAAAAGGAACTAAGAAAAAAGGTGGTAAAGTAGTTCCTAATTGTGTAAAAGATCATCATGAAAAGGATGCTGATGGTAACGTTATACCACATGATGTTACAGATCCAAAGAAATCCCTTGACGAGAAGAAGGGACTCTGGGATAATATCCATGCTAAGAGAAAGCGTGGTGAGAAACCAGCAAAACCTGGTGACAAGGACTATCCTAAGACACTTAACGTTGAAAAGTACTCTTGGCGCAATGAACTAGGATTAGAATCATGAAACCAGACCAAGACAAGCGAGTCACTACCACTGTAAAGAAGAACGGTGTGACTATTAATCCCAAAAAGGAGGACCTTATGCAGGAAAAGAATTTAGACGAGAAGAAATTAGATCCAGTAGGTAAAGAAGACAAGGACATCGACAATGACGGTGACCATGATAAGTCTGATAAGTATCTATTGAACAGACGTAAAGTCAGATCTAAAATCATTAAGATGAAAGAGTCTACACTCGAAGAACTTCGTAAGAAACGCACTGCTCCAAAGGGAGAGGGTGCAGTTGACAACACACCCGAAGAAGGACACGAAGTTGAAGAAGAGACTGTCAAAGAGTATGCTTCTGTTGATACTTCTGCTAAGAAGAATGCTATCAAGGACAGAATGAAGCAAAAGATGATGCAAATGACTGCTGACCATGATAGAAAGAAAGCAGGGATGAATGTTAAATGAACGTGCCCTAAGTTGGTACACTGATACCAAGGCAAGAGAAAGAGACGAAAAGCAAAACAAGGACGCTCGTATAAAAGGTGCTATTATGAAGCACGGTAAGAAGCGTTACAAGGATTTTGTTGACTCTGATGGCAAGAAGAAAAAGACAGAGGTCGTCAAAGACAAGAGAGGGATACGAGCACTGCATAAAGGTAAGTGGGGTTACATGAAGAACCGAAAGTTTACCGCAGACAAGTAGTATATATAGAGTAGATCTACAATAATTAATTATGTTCGGATTTCTACTACCTATTGCCTCAAAGATTATCTCTGACGCAGTAGATAAAATACCAGATGATGCTGAACTCGGTGAGAAACTCATCGACATCTGCCTAGTTATACTAGGAAAGGCAGTAAAACTAACTAAGACGGATGCTGACGATAAGTTACTGGCAACGGTGGCAGAAGCGATCAAGAACCGCGAATAAGATAATGAGGGAGGGCAACCTCCCTTTTTTTATAAATAAAATATAGGAAACACATTGTATTTGGAGTAAAGAATGGCGATCTATGGTAAGATTGACGCTGCTGCATTCACACAAAACATAGGAGTCACCAATGGAGACGCCACTGTTACTAAGAATGCTGCTGATAGCGTAGTCCCAGGTGACGTACTAGAAATTAGTAGCGTTGCATATATTGTAAAGCAAGTCACTAGCACAACTGCTATTGAACTTCATAAGAATTACGCAGGGTCAACTGCAACAGTTACTGCTGCAAACGTAATCAAGAGAACACCACCAAAGGCGGTTGCAGAGTATGTGATCAAGGGTGGAGATAGTATCTCTAATTACCAGTTAGTATTTGTAGATACAACAGAAGACGGTATTGCATCTAACAAAACAAGAGGAATTGACGGACCTGGATGGTGGTTGTATAGAACATACCAGACACATAATGGTACTGAGCGTCATAAGGCAGAGAAACTTGCATCACTTAGAGTGGCAGCAGGAACATCAGGTGACACAGCAGACGAGACAGTAGTAGCAGACGTACTTGAAACTATCACAGTTGGTACACAACCCGCTAACTCTACTTCATCTAGTGGTGCTGGAACATTTGTTGCTGCATTCTCAGTTGATCAGTCTGGTACTAAGGTATACAAATGGCAGAGACAGACAGCAACTGCTACTACTCGTTGGGTAGATATAAGTGCTTCACTTGACACTGGTATTACCTATGCTAACTTCGATACTGCAACTCTTGCATACAGTGGACTAGCAGGAACAACACTTAACGGATACAAGTATCGTTGTGTGTTAAATACAAGCAAAGGTGCAGAGACAAAGTACACTGACGGTGCTGCTACACTGACCTTCGGTTCTTAATCTAAAAGTTTTATGTTATGAGATTTGATGAATTAAATGAGAAGAATCATTTAATGTTTGCAATCAAGTATTACGAAAACCCACACTCAGTTACAATAGACGACTTCATGGAAGACATGAAGAAGTTTAAATATCTGAAACGATTACTTAAAAGGTATATCAAGACAGGTGTGCTTCGTACTAACTTGATACTCAACCATTTGATAGTGTTGTTCAATGTGTTTGGAGAAGGAACGTTACCACTACTCATGTATAAGTTAGAACGTGAGTACTGGTCTGTTCTTAAAACATTTGTTATGTACCTCAATCGTTATAAAGAAGGTGGTAGCATTGACAGCGTTCCTATTGATGATGATGTTAAGAAAGAGTTAGACTCACTATGATTAATGAAGATGCCCCAACAATGAGTGCTGGCACAGGTGGATTCTCAGGATCATCTGCTGCTAATGGACCTGTTGCAGGGTTTGATTCTATGATGGGAGTTAGTAAACTCACTAAGAAGAAACCTAAGCGTAGAAAGTACGTTAAGGAAGAGGTCTCTAACGCAAGTGTAGACCTAGAACAAAAGACTGCCATGGCATTGCCCTTCCGTGTTTCCTATAAGGACGAAGCGATGGACTTTATATTATATGGAAAGTCTGAACAAGCAATCAGACTAGAACTAAGAAAGATATTTCGTCCAGAGAAAGCAAAGTATTTCTCAGTCAAGAGGTTATATCCTAATCAAGTGATCAAATTCTACTGGGACAAAAGACAAGCGTCTCTGAAATAATGTCAGATATAAACAGTGCTATTATAGAAAGACTCGAACGAGTAGTTGACACCTTACAGGAGAACTCTGTAAAGATGGGTCAACTTCTTGCTGTGCATAATGAGAAGTTAGATAAGCAAGACAAGATAGACGAAGTATTATTTGAGAAGATAGATAGACTATCTGCTGATGTTAATAGAGAGACCAAAGCAATTAAGCAGGGATGTGAGAGAGATATAAGAAAGGTAGATGATAGACTGAGGTTGATGGAGAAAAAGATGTGGAGTATCTTCGGAGCACTCAGCGTCATATCATTCCTCGTATCAGCACCAGGGCAGAAATTATTGAAGGGGTTGCAGACTCAATCAAATAGTGCTACACTAATTGAGCAAGTACAACCTCTATATGAGCGCAGTTGATGAGCATTACATCGACAAAGTATCTTATCGCTTAGAGAAATTTAAAAAGGTAAGGGACGGACTATACAACTTCCGATGTCCTTATTGTGGTGACAGTCAAAAGCATCGCAATAAAGCGCGGGGGTATTTCTTTGCGATTAAACAGAGGATGGTGTACAAATGTCACAACTGTGGCATAGGTAGAACAGCACCTAACTTTCTAAAAGACATAGCACCAGAGATCTATGCTGAGTACCAAATGGAAAAGTATAGAACAGGGAGAACAGGTAAGGGAACTACAACTAAGAAGTTAGAAGTCCCTGACTCAACTCCCTATTTTGCTAGGAAAACGTTAGACTTGACGAGTGTAGATTTACTAAATAATGGGCATCCAGCGAAAGAATATTTACTAAGTAGAAAGATACCTGACCTGTCACGTTTCTACTATGTCAGTAAGTTTAAAGAGTGGGTGAACACACAGAAACCAAGAACGTTTACTGACTTAAAGTATGACAGACCTAGAATTATTATCCCTCTCTTACGTCATGATGGTACTATGTTTGGAATCCAGGGTAGATCTTTGGAGGCAAACCCCCATCTACGATACATAACCATAATGTTTGAGGACCAACCCAAGGTGTTTGGTCAAGATAAAGTAAACTTAGATGAGACTGTTTATGTCACAGAAGGACCCTTCGACTCCGTTTTCATTCCCAACTCTCTTGCTATGTGTGGCAGCGATGTTGATCATCGGTCCATTAATGTTCGAGATACAGTATGGGTCTTCGACAACGAACCAAGAAGCAAACAAATCGTTGATAGAATTGCAGCAGCAATTAAAAGAGGTGACAAAGTAGTCATCTGGCATAAGGATATAAAAGAAAAGGACATCAATGAAATGGTGTTGCAAGGTTATGATCCTTATGCTATTATTAAACACAACACTTTCTCTGGATTAGAGGCAACACTTAAACTAGCAGACTGGAAAAAAGTATGAACGTAATTAAAAGGGATGGCACTGCCACTCCTCTCAACCTAGACAAGGTACACAAGATGGTTGAGTATGCATGTGAAGGACTCGCAGGAGTATCAGAATCACAAGTTGAGATCAATTCTAATATACAATTCTTTGATGGTATTAGAACACAAGATATACAAGACATTCTAATTAAGTCTGCTAATGATTTAATTTCATTAGACGCTCCAAACTATCAGTTCGTTGCTGCTAGATTATTATTATTTGATGTCAGAAAAGAAGTCTACAAGGGGCATCCCGACAATCATCCTACTATTAAATCACATCTTGATAAGGGAATTGCACAGGGAATATATGACAGTGCCCTTGCAGGAGCATACAGTGAGGACGAGTGGGCATCCCTCGACTCATATATAGATCACAATAGAGATTACCTGTTTACCTATGCAGGCATGAGACAGGTGGTAGATAAATATCTAGTACAGGATAGAAGTACAGGTGCTATATTTGAGACACCTCAGTTCATGTACATGTTGATCTCTGCTACATTATTCCAGAAATATCCAGAAGAGAAGAGACTCGATTATGTCCAAAGATACTACGACGCGATCAGCACGCACAAAATCAACATTCCCACACCTATCATGGGAGGGGTGCGAACTCCACTTCGACAGTTTGCTTCCTGTGTTCTTGTTGATGTTGATGACACCCTCGATAGTATCTTTGCAAGTGATATGGCTATTGGGTACTATGTTGCTCAAAGGGCAGGAATCGGTATTAACGCAGGCAAAATCCGTGCGGTCAACAGTAAAATCAGGGGTGGAGAAGTACAGCACACAGGTGTTATACCTTTCCTCAAAAAGTTTGAAAGTACTGTCAGATGTTGCACTCAGAACGGCATTAGAGGTGGATCAGCGACTGT